ACCCCGACGCATGAGCAAGCCACGCATCCGGGTCGAGCAAGCATCAGCCTTGCTCGGCCTGACAACACGCACCACCCAGCATCTTGCCCTTCGGGGTGAGTTGCCGGGTGCTGCTAAGATCGGACATACTTGGACGTTCGATCCAGTCCAGTTGCAGCAATTCATCGAAGCCAAAGAGCGCGAGACATGGCTGAACAGAAGGACACCCACATCTACCAGAGGGGCAAGAGCGGTATCTGGTGGGTTCGCTTTACCATTGGCGGCATCGAAACAAGAGAAAGCCTACGCACACGCAATCGACAGGTTGCGCAGCGCGCGGCCAATGAGCTGAGAGAGACAGCCTATGGCCGACGCCACCGAGGCGAGGAGGCCGTAGGCTGGCGGGATGTCGTGATCGCATGGTCGCAAGACGATCAGGCTGACGGGCTATCCGACAAGACCCGACGACGATACGCCACCTCGTTTACTCAGCTGGCCGTGGACTTTGGCAGTCTGCTGATCCATCAGATCGGCAAGAAAGAAATCAACGAGTACGTTCAGCGCCGCAAGAAGACGGTGAAGATTGCCACCATCAAGCGCGACTTGGGAGCGCTTTCCCAGCTTCTAGCCTATGCCGATGACCGAAACTGGCGTGAAGGCAACCCTGCCCTCGACAAGCTGCAACGCATGACCGAGCGGCGCGATCCTATTGTGCTGCCGCCGCAGAAAGACATTGAGCTGGTGCTGGCTGATTGCTCGCCATCAATGGCTCTGATGGCACGGGCTTCGTTGCTGACAGGCGCGCGGCAGAACGAGCTGTGCAAGTCCATTTGGACCCACTTGCACGGCGACGAGCTAACGCTGATCGGCAAGCGCAACAAGCGCCGGGTGATCCGGCTCAACGATGCAGCCGCCGCTCTCTTTAAGTCCTGCCCTCGGCACATCACCTCGACCGTGGTCTTCCACCACGACGGCGAGGCGTGGAAGAACCCAGCGTCCTACTTCAGCAAAGTGGTGAAGCGGGTACAAAAATCGGCACGTTCCTTTGTGCGCTTCAAGTTCCATGACCTGCGGCACGTTTATGCAGTCCGCTTCTTACAGGCTGGCGGCAATATCTATCGGCTTCAGAAAGACTTGGGGCACACGTCGATCAAGACGACGGAGATGTATCTTGAGTTCTTGACGCCCGAACAGGCGCTCATCGCCAAAGGCGAGACGGCACAAATCATGTCACAGGAGCAGCGGTTTATAACCGGCAAATAAAAGGAAGTGGCTGGGGCGCAGCCACTTCTAGTCTCGGGAGGAAACGCGCAGGGGGGTTTAGGAAACCGCTGCTCTATCCAGCTGAGCTACGGGACCGCGCCCGATTCCTCTAATGTTTCCAGAGCTTGGGGTCAATGCCCCACTCCGCAGGACGCGCAAAGCGCGTGAACGAAAGCGGTCTGAACCAGCACAAAAGTCGGCACAAGTTATTCCGCAACGTCACGACACCACACATCCCGGCGAGCGTTGTTCACCTTGACCTCGGTGATCGTCTGAGTCGTGTCCTTCTTGGACCAGCCAATGTCCTTCCAGACGGAACAGACCGCCTTATTCTGAACGCTCGTTGCGGTCGTGGTCGCGCACCCGGTCAGCAGAGACAGGGACAGAATCGCCAGCGCGTATCGCATCAGTGGTCCTCCGTAGGGCATCGACGGTAGCCTGTGCCTCTACAGCGGCCACGGCGTCAGAACGAATTTTGATGTAAGCCCCGGCAAGGATCATGAGGATGATCCCAGCCAAGGCGAAATAGCGACCAAGGGGAGAGAGCAGAACGCTAAACACCGTGCGCCTCCATGTGTTGCTTGCGCCAATACCAAATGGCTGCGCCAATCCCGACGATCACCACCATGATGACGAAGCTTGGCTTGTGCAGAAGGTCCAGCACAGTGTCGAACAAGTTGTTGGCATCCTGCACTTGCTCGACCACCTGCTGCGCAGCGCCCACCGAACCGAGTGCACCGACCGCAAGCGCGCCGTTGCCCTGCTTTGATTCGGCCATCGACTTGACCGGCACAGTGTCCGGCTCATGACGATGGTCCTCATGGTCGTCAGCATGATGCTCATGCGCGCGCCACCAGACGGCTTCAGCCTGACGACGTTTGACCAGACCGGGCAGCACTTTGCCGCCGCCCTTTGTCCACTTCATCAGCTCGTCGGGAACCTTGTCGAAGTCGCGCGCATTCACAGCGCGAAGAAGGCCCGACTTGGCGAGCGCACCCAGTCCGGCGTTGTAAGCAAAGTCCACCAGCACATCGAACTGGTTCTGCGTAAGCTGCACCTTGACCAGCTTTTCGACACCTTCCTCGTACTTGCGCAGATCGCGGTGCAAAATGTCGAGCGCGTCCTGCTGGCTGATGGTCATGCCTTCCGTCACTTCGGGCGCACCCGCTGCTGACGTATGGCCGTAACCAATCGTGAGGACATTGGCCGGGCAACGATATGCCTTGAGCTTGCAGCCCTCGAACTTCTTCAGCATCACGTCGATGCCAGCATTGGACATTTGCATGGGTCAGCCCCCGTGTTTCACAATGACCGTCACAATGACGATCAACAAAATGATCGGGATGCCGACAGTCGGCACGACCCACATCATCATCCGCACAAACTCTTCTCGCTCTTTGGCCGCTTTTAACTGCATAGCTTTTTGATGTTTGCGAACAGCAGTGATCTCGCGGTTTAATTCGTCCATGATCCGCAGACCGTATTGAGCGACCAGCTCGTTTTGCACTTGTTGCTTCAGCGCTTCGACTTGCTTGCGAGCGGTCAGGGCTTGCAACGCAATCTCTTCCGCGCTGCCCTGCACTCCCCAGCCACGCGGCGGATCAGCCGCCAGCTTGGCAAGGTCCGCCTCCGCGCCCATGATTGCGGTCATGTCCTTCACCAAGGAGTGCACATCTTTGCCAAGCGAAATCGCTTGCTTGATGCCCTCGGTTGCCGCCTTGGCGGTGGCAAGTATGGTGAAGGGATCAAGCATCAGTGCGGCAGCTTGAATACAATCGCGCCAAGTGTCGCGATGATGAATGCAGCCGACGCCATCAGGATGTGTTCGATCCTTTTCAGACGCGCATTGATTGCCTCATAGCGGATCATGCACACTGCTTCGTGTGAGTTGAGCCGCGCTTCAGTTTCGCTAATGTTTGCCATTGCCGCCGCCATATCAGGAAAGGTTCGACAGTTTGTAGAAAGACTTGAGATAAACGCCGGTCAGCTCGTCCACGATGTTTTCAAGTGAGCCAAGGTTCTTGGCGATCTTGGAACGGTTGGCGTCAATCCACGCAGCTTCCTGACCAATGTGAGCCACAATGTCCTTGGGCAAGATGCCTGCCGGGGGCGGGAAATCGCACAGGCCAAACGCGCCCTGATACGTTTCAACCAGCTTGTCGAGAACGTCGAGGATGCCGTCGTAAAATTCATCAAGCGCGACGTGCTGCGCGTAGCTCTTGGTCTTCCAATGAGCCTGATGGGCGGCATTGCGGGTCGCCAAGACGCGCGGGACAAGCTGCTCAATCATAGTGGTGGTCCTTATTCAACGTCAGCAAATGCAGCAGGGCACAGCGCGGCAACCACAATGATCGGGTTTTCATCGGGGTAATGCGCAACGTGATAGATGGCGAACAGCGTTTCACCACGCTTGATGGTGACTTTGCTTTTGCCTTCTTCTTCTTCCGGCTCGACCTCGGCGGTCCAACCTTCTTTCAAGGTGTAGCTCATGGAGTGGTCCTCACTTCAATCTTGAACTCGTCTCCGAAATACCATTCGGGCAGTGGGCTGTTGAGGAAGTTGCCTTCGATCACAGGCACAACGGTGTTGCCGCGCCCACGAATGTCTGGGCCACGCACTTCAACAAGCACACGATTGGTTGCGCGAAAGAGCGCAGCGGCCAGCATTCCGACGTTGTAGGCAAACGAATTGTCGCAAGCCTTGGCCCACAGATTGTCTTCAAGGTAGAAGCAAGCGCCTTGGCAAAGCTGAAGCACCGGGCATTTGACGCATTCCGCGCGCGTGGACCAGTGATGCGCAGTCGTAAGCTTGATGCTGTCAAACGCTTCCGCATGGCCAATGCGGTGCTTTGTCAGAGCCGACGTATTCTGGCAGGTGACGACGTTGCCATTCAGATCAAGCGCAATGTTGCCTTCCTGATCCATGCCGCACTTTTGACCAAGCGCAGAAGCAGGACGTTGCTGGGCAATCGACTTCAAAAAGTCCATTGTCTTTGTCTCGACTGTCGAAACGCCAGACGAGCGACCAGTGATGGCTTCATAGAACGTGACATGCGTCAGGCGTTTGGCAGTCAGATCATCCAGCATGGACATTGACACGCCGCCGTCATCATAAGGCAGTAGGATTTCTTCAGTGCTGAGCGGAATGTTTTCTTCAGGAACGCCAAGCTTCAGTGCAAGATAGCGGCGAACCACAAACAAGCTGACGTTCTTGGAAGACAAGACGCAGTTGAAACCAATGCGACGTTCGGCAAACAGCCGGTCATAAGCATAGCGAATCCAACGACGCTGCTCTGGATTGTTGAGCGGGTCAGAACCACGGCCAGCTTCGTAAGCAGGGCCGTCATGCGACACGCCAATGCTCATACCAATGTCGTAAATCCAATCGACCTTTTCCTGATCGAACAAAGAGCCATTGGTAATCATGTTGAACTGCGCTTTTGGGTAAAGCTTGCGCACACCCTCGGCCAACGGCTTCAACATTTTCCAATAAACCAGCGGCTCGCCGCCCCAGAACTCGACGCGAACGCCAGCGCCGTCATCAATGTCAAACCATTGCGGCATCTTAGACAGAAAGCGTTCGACCGCTTTGGGATTGGCCTCCCCGTCATGCGGCTGTGAACGCTGATTGCAATAGGTGCAGGCGTAATTGCATTTCAAGCCAAGCTGAATCTTGATGTTCTTTGGCTTGCGGCTTTTGCCAGCCGGGTTGCTAGGGCTGACGGCAAACGCTTTCTGCCATTGTTTCGGCGGCGGCTGAAAGCCAAAGCGGTCAGCGTCAAGCTGTTCGTCCGTTCCAGCCCACACGCAGCGCGAGGTTGCTGGATCGTATTCAAGCGTCAC